GGTGTCCCCTGCAGACATCTACTTGAAGCAGCAGGGGATTGATTGGAATGGTGTTTTTTAGATGTGAGAAATATTTTACCCGCTATTTTACCCATTGGCGCGGCTTAAGAGCTTATTTTTGAATTCACAATGGTCACGATATAACCATCTTGCTCGACCGTGGATAACTTTGGCTTTTGGCAGGTCGCCGGACTTAATCCGGTCATAGATGAAGGTTTTACCAAAGCCAGTATCAGCCATGATGAATTTCAAATCAACCAGTGAATCAGGCTGTAGTTCGTGTTGCATGAGTGCTATCTCCGAATAGGGAATCGAACCTGCAAATCAGGCAATAAAAAACCGCCATCAGGCGGCTTGGTGTTCTTTCAGTTCTTCAATTCGAATATTGGTTACGTCTGCATGTGCTATCTGCGCCCACAGCATCCAGTGGTCATAGCAGTCGTTGATGTTCTCTGCTTCGATAACTCTGTTGAATGGTTCTCCATTCCATTCACCTGTGACTCGGAAGTGCATCTGTGATTTCTCCAAAAGATGCTTGAGTGCGCTTCTTATTCGATTCGCACACCTGGTATTTCGCCTTTTGAAATGGCGAAGTCATAAATTTGCGCAGCACTATACCCATCTCGCATCCATGAATCTAAGGCGCGAATAGCCTCGCTACGCTTTTTATCTTCTCTTTCATTTTTGATATCAACGAGGACATCAACGCAATTAAGGCATATGTGGATTTTGTCCTTACATTCGATCATGGCGGCTTTACCATGATTTCCGCCACACAGTGAGCATAAATCTTCAGGGTCTGGCTGGTATTTCTGTAACGTTAAAGGGTTGAATGTTGAACAGGCCATAATCATCTCCATAAAACAAAACTCGCCGTAGCGAGTTCAGATAAAAGAAATCCCCGCGAGTGCGAGGATTGTTATTGTCTTTGCTTCGTGCATTTGTCGCACTTTCGGCACCATCCAGATAGGCACATCCGTCCGCAATTAACACATATAGGCCACATCATTTTTCCTCTTTTGGTTTATGAATCTGAATGGTCATGCCGCTTTGAGTGGTGACTACAATGACAGAACCAGGCTGAAGGCTGTTAAGATTGAATGCTTCGTAAAACGAATCCAATGCCAGTGCTTTTTTATTCTTTCGGTTCCACCAACGCCATCCCCTGCTACAGGCCATGTTGACAATCCACTGCCCACTCCTGTAAGCCATATAAAACCAGATGAGCAAAACCTGAAGGAAGGCTATCCAGTCAATAATCGTATATTTCGCGAAGGAGTCCATCACTTCACCTCCTGCGGCGGTTCCGGTAGCGGCATCCAGTGAGTTACACCGCCAATTGGCTCATCGTCGTCGTACTCCAATGCGGTTATATAGAACCCGTCACGACGAGAATAAGAAATCCCTGACATTACAATGCCATCAGAAACAACAATAATGTCACCCGTTTCTTCCGGCATTCGCTCACTACAGCTTATCCAACCATCCGGAATTACCGGAGAGTTGCCGGGTTCTTTAATGTGCAAGCGAGGCTCACCATCTTTTGGTTCAGGCCACTGGCGCTCCATGTTGATCTTCAATTTATTTTCCATAGCAGCGGTAATTTCAGCATCACTGATACCAGCACGGCGCTGTGCATCCCACAACAGGAACTGCATATCAGCCCACTCGCTGAGATCGTCAGGTTCGGCTGCGGCTTCCAGAGCCTCTTTTGAGAGGTGTTTCAGTGGACCAATGGGGCCAACGCAGCCAAATGTGGAGTCAGACCATTTGGCATGCTCGTGGCGAATCTGTTCGCGTTCCAGTGATGCCAGTGCAATTCGTGCCAGTTCTTCCGCTTCTTCTGCTGGCAGTACAACGTTGCTACCAGGTCCGTATGTTTCGCGCCACTGCTTGATTGTCAGCAGTCGCTCTTTGGTAATAGTGGTCATAGCTATTTCACCTTAATTTCAACATTTCGCAGCTTTAGCTCCACTGGCAGTTCTGACTTTCCGGTTAAAGCTAATGCGAGATTTTCTGGAGTAATGAGAGCTGTTATTGTTTTCCCCGTCGCCAGACGAATAATCATTCGTATCTCGCGATCGTCACATGCTCCCGGCCGAACAATTGAGATTTGTCCGTTCATCTCACTCTCCTTTGATGCGAATGCCAGTGGTACTCATTCTCCTGATTTCCCAGAGCACACGAGGAATACCACCGTTTCCGACCGGATCGCGTTTACTCCGCAGGGCGACGCTTGATTCCGCCCAGCTTTTTCTTGGAGGAAGCTCTTTCACACGAACAAAACCAGCTGCGCGAAGAGATGCTCCTGATTCATCTGCCTGGGTGTACGTAATACAACGTTGATAACCCATAGCTTTTGCTGCCCGCCAGATAGCACCATAAAGCGCGCTGTTAGCGTTGCGTTCTCCTGTGGTACATGTGCGATTTACTTCAAGCGTTAATCCATCGTCGAAATGTCGTGCAACAGGTCGACCAGCTGTCGCCACACCTATCAATTCTCCGGCATTATTTCTCAGACCAATGCTGAATTTATGCCCCACTGGTGGTTTATTGTGTCGGTGGTGCTGTGCGATAAATTCCTGCGCCGCTTTCAGCGTTATAGGTGAAATGACCATCACTCAGACTACTCCTTGATGCCAGCGGCGCGGGAATCATTCCATCGCTTTACTTCTTCACGAATTACGTCAATGCATTCTTTCGAATCCATTAGGTAATCTTCATCAAAAAGACGTTCCTGTTCGTTTTCTATCGCAACAATGATTGCTTCAACTAATTTTTGTGCCTGAGAATCACTTTCTAACTCTGCAATGCGCTTACTCCCATCCGAGATAACACCTTCGTAATACTCACGCTGCTCGTTGAGTTTTGATTCAAGTTCACCGAACTTACGGACAAGATATTCAGCGTTTGTTTCGTTAACCTTTAAATCTCGTGGGATGCATTTACCTTTCAGAAAACCATTCATCTCAATTAGTGTCATTTGTTTCATTTCTTCCCACCCCGCCACATCGCATTCAGATATTTGTTTTGATTCACTGAAGGAAAAGAATTTCTCTTAAGCAATTCCTCTCTCGATGGCATTGGCTTTACGCGTTGGCGAATAATCATTTCTGCCGGAAGAATGCCGGGATTGTATGCAAGTCCTCTCATGGTAAATTCCTCTTTGTTAATTTATTCGTATGCCTGCTCTTTCTTCATCGAGTTTTTTTAGCTTGTATCGCATAGCTCTTACTGAATAAATTGAGCGGCAGGTTGCAATTGCTATTTCTTCTGCGGAGAACTTACCGAAAAGTGATACTTCGGCTCTTGTCCAGCGTCTTCCACGAAGTCGGCTAACAATGTCAGCGCCAATCCTTGTTGCTTTCGCCATAACTGCTTTTTCAGTCCTTTCCAGTTTTTCAGCAATAACTTCAACTGGCATTGTCGCCGATACTTCGCGCAAGAAATCGACTTCCCATTTCTCCCATGGAGTCTTTTTCATAGGCGATACCGTTATTTGATAAGAAGTGAAGGTTTCCCAACCTTGAGTTGAGCACCGGGAATATTTATTCCTGCTTTTAGTTGGTGCTTGATTGCCAGTTTGTCGGCTTTAATTGTCGTTTCAAACTCAACGTATTCAGGAGGAAGGGCGCTTGAGTCGATTATTTCTACAATTTCTGACGGTTTGCGGATTGTTACCTGGTGAATACCTGCTCGAATATTTTTCTTGCCAACCATTTCAAGAGATGACGCTATATATGATTTGATGCTGTCAATCTTATTTTGAATTACTGCGGCTCGCTCATTCAGTGACTTTGCCTCTTCCTTGAGGCGTTCGGCATAACCAGATTCATTTTTAATGACGGAAAGAAGTTGTTCTATTTTATCGGTAAATTCTCCTTCCATGCCTTCTATTGTGTCAGCAATCATCTCTGGTTCTAAATCTGAATCCATCAATTTTGCGTATTCATTGGCAATTTCATATAGTTTGCTCACTGGCAACCTCCAGTTTCGCTTTGCATTCTATGTAAATGGCTTGTACGTTCTGCTGCAATTTCATTCCAGATGTCAGGCGATATGCTTCTGCAAAATATCTCTTCAAATCATCCATGTTTTCAGCCTGAGCCATTTCATCACAAAGAAGTTGTGCTTTATCCGTTATTTCCTGCTGGCGTTTCCGTTCATCTTCGCGGATATCTTCCTCTGATTTGTGCGGCATAACTGGTTCAGTCCATACACCTTCTTCTTCGTTTAGTACGTGAATAGCACTATCAAGACGTGATGCCTTAGGCCAATACTTGCTTGCACGCTTTACGACCGTCTTTCGCGCCATCTCATTCCAGTGATTTACCCATGGTCCTTTATCGCTGAATGCCGCCTTGCTTGTTTTCCTTACAGCCTCAATTTCAGCCAGACTCATCTCTTCCGTTAGATAATCACCTGCTGGCGTCTTAACTGTGCAGTAAACACCAACGATATCGCCACGATCACCGAAGGCGTTGTATTTATGGGTTGGTGCTTTATCAAGTCCGTTTGACTCATAAGTATCGTTAGCATGAACAAGCTTTGCCTGACCCCATGAGATAACACCAGACTCCATTGCAATATGTAGCAATCCCATATAGCTGATATCAAGGCAAACCATGCCGTCGCGCGGAACCAGATAAGCCAGTTTGCTAGCCGGGTTTAAGGTGATACCGATCGCCGCAACATTGATGATGGCGTTCTGTGCGCTGGTTGGATTTGCCAGTGCTGTTTTAGCCAGGTAATCATTTTTCTGGAAATACTGAATTGCAAACTGGCTTTCCTTAGCCCATGTCACCGTCTGTTCAGTCAATGCTCCGCAGAATAACTGCTCCTGCTGTTTAACGAATTCAACGATATTGCTCATGCAGCTTCTCCATAAATATGTCTGCGTTTGAATATTGCGAAGGCATATTCAGCCTTAACTCTTTCGGTTATTGCATCCCAGAACCATTCAGCGGCTTTTTCCTGATAGTTACAGTCATCATCTTCCAGCCAGTCGATAGCGTCCTTAGTGTGTTCATCTGGTTTATATGAGCGAAGCATTTCGCTTATTGGGTCGCAACGTTTGCAGAGGCGATCAACTTCACTGTTGATTCGTTCGTAATCTTCATCAGTAAAACTTGCGATTATTTGCGATATTTCACGCTTATCATTCAGAGTCAGAATCATCATCTTTCTCCTGTTCTTTGTGCTGATTGAGCATTTTGTTCATCTGACGAATGAATTCTTCGTCTGACCAGTTATCTGTAAAACTCATTTCCTGCGATACCATGGAAGGTTGATAGCTGATTTCATCGCTTTATTTGCTTCAAGCCACATTTTTGAATCACCAATAAATCGGGCTATTACTGCTTTGTTTTGTGCAGCACGAAGCATCTGGTGATTAATGGCTATTTCATTGCGCATAACGCCTCCAGTTGTTTCTTTGCTGCTCTGATTAATTGTTTAACTCGGCGTGATAATTCAGATTCGTGCGGGTAGAAAGCGGACATGACGCCGCTACCCGCGAGCTGAAAGTGCATCATGGGTAACTCCTTATATTTGATTGCATAACGAAAATGCCTCTCGTGAAGCATTATTGGTATGCGGTAAAGCCGCGCTCAGGCGGCTACTCTATTTCTTCTTCGAATGATTTTATTAGTCGGTCAATAACATCATCCGTTTCAATATCATTTCCGTCTGATTGCTTTAATACATCTATTGATTCTGCAGCGGTAAATTCCATCGCTGTGAGAAACTCGACAATTGCACACTCAACGACATATCGTTCTTCATCTGTACGACATGAGATAAAAGAGCATTTAATTGCTGTTATTACTTTTTGTTTAAGCTCTGCAGGGTAATCAGTTTTTATCATCGTTCACTCCGTCAAAAAAATTTCCCTCACATTGGAGGGCAAAGAAGATTTCCAATAATCAGAACAAGTCGGCTCCTGTTTAGTTACGAGCGACATTGCTCCGTGTATTCACTCGTTGGAATGAATACACAGTGCAGTGTTTATTCTGTTGTTTATGCCAAAAATAAAGGACGATTATGCGACCTCGGAAGGAAGTCCAATCATCTTATTCAAATCTTCTACCCGTAAAGCAGGAAGTGCTGTACTTGCTTTATCTGCTTCTTTTGGTAGCAACTCTTTGCTTTCAGGCCAAACTTCAATAAGTCGCTTAACTGTTGTGACTGAGTTCAAAGCAGCCCATACATTTGATTCGATATCCTTTTTCTTGGCTTCAAGTTTTTGTTGCAATGCGCAGATTTCATCAAACCTTTTTGTTATTTCGTGTTCTGCGCTAAACATGCATTTATCTTTGGTCGGAGTAGGGAGCAATATATCTTCGCCGTTGCCGTCTTTCCCATATGAATACCAGCCAACCCTTCTGCCAGATACAGTCAGATAAATTGAAGTTGAACGGGCATCGCATGAGTAAAATGAACATCCCAGCTTTTCAAGTTCTTCGCTTATAGCCATTAACTTGGATGATAACTGATCCACTTCCTCAGTTTTCTTTTTACCGCCAAACACAACAACTCTGGCGTCAAGTGCAAGCTGGTTCTTTAACTTTGTTACTTCTTCAAGCTCAGTGAAAACCCCAGATTTAATTAAAGCGTTACGAGCGATTTTCTCTTTCATACTCGTTGTTAAGCGGATTGATGACATATTAATTCCTCTCAAATAAGTGGTTTGCTGCCTAATTTCATTTTCTGGCGACCAACACAAGTCACGCCCATTTCACTGCGTGGTTTGCTGTAGTAAATTCGGTTAGTTCAGACAATAAAAAACCCACCGAAGTGGGCTATGACCATTTTTTATTTGGATTTCGTTGGTGAGCGTGGTTAACAACCCTGTGCATTACATCCTCATATTTTTCATCTTCAATTTTTTCAACATCGCGAGGAAATGGTGTTGCTAATGCTTTGTCAACTTTGTCCATTGGGTCTTCATTAATCTTATATTCAGGACCGTCATCTATAGCATTAAAGCCAGGTGTTACACCGTTTTTTAATGCATATGCTATCCTCTTTTCCCATCTCGCTATTCTCCTCCTGTCTCGAGATGTAAGACCTCTATCAGATACTTTTCTATTTTGTCCGTGGTCGGGATTAACATAAATAGTCTTTTTCACCATAAGCATACTCAATAAGCACCGTACGGTGGTTTACTGTACAATTTTATTTTTTGGACTGCATGTATTTTGTTTCCTAATGGGTTTGAATCCTTGTAATAAATACTTCTATTTTTTCGAACGACTTCTTCTTTCTTCTTGCAGCAAAGGCTTCCTAGTGATGCTGCTTTGTCTGCTCTGACGCAACCAGAGAGCTTTAGCGCAATTTTTCGCGCCAGTGCTTCATTACTGCGTCGCTCGGCAATAAGTTCTGCTCTGCGAGCTTTGTAGCGGCTTTTTGCCGTACCTTTGGATTCTTTCCAGACAATGGTTACCATGATGGTCTCCTTTAAGTGGCTTTGGCGCATGACGCGTCGAGGTGCTTATCTTCTCGATCGCTGTCTTGCAGCTGCAATTCGCGCCATCCCCAAAACCACTCAAGTTCTGGTCTCAACGGTTAGGTTGAGAGTCCGTCGATGTTAAAGAGCCTGCCAATCTGTTCCGTTTGGCTTCCAGCGTCCTGCTGATGGCTTAAATTTAAGACTTCTTAATTTATTGGTCAAGTGCATTTTTGAAGAAAACTTAATTTTATGGGCGTGAATTTAGTTTGTCTTTGATTTTTAACGGGAAATAAAAAAGGGGCGAAAGCCCCTTAAGGAAGGTTTGCTAGCTTGGCATCAACGACAACGCCAATGATTTTACAGTTCCCATTGATTTCAATCATTGGGTATTGTGGATTGAGTGGTTTCAGGAATTTTCTACCGGCATCAATAACTAACTTTTTGAATGTCGCCTCGTTTTCTCCTTCAAGTTTGGCGACTACCAGCTTTCCATTACGTGGTTCGACTTCTGGGTCGACGAGAATAATCATCCCCTCAGGAATACTCAGTCCTGCCGGGGCAGTCATTGAGTCGCCTTTAACATCGAGCCAAAAAGAGTCTTCAGAACAATCTACCGTTGTGTCGTACCAGTTATCTATTGCACGCCTATGATATGGCTCTACAGCTTCCATCCAACATCCTGCGCTTACCCAACTAATTAGAGGATACGAACCTCTTGGATCATGCCTGCTGTGATAGGCAATGTTTGAAAGACTATCCTCTCCTTTCAACAGGTAATCAGGGGAGCACTGCAAAGCCTTGGCTAAGGCCAATAGGTTTTCGCCATTGGGCTCAGTTTCAGATCGCTCCCATTGGGAAATAGCAACATTAGACACGCCAACCATCTTGCCAAGGGCAGCCTGCCTAATCTTGAGTTCTTTTCTGCGAGCGCGAATACGCTCACCCATCAGTTGTGTATTCATAGTTAAGACATCTTAAATAAACTTGACTTAAGATTCCTTTGGTGGATAATTTAAGTGTTCTTTAATTTCGGAGCGAGTCTATGTACAAAAAAGATGTTATTGACCACTTCGGAACCCAGCGTGCTGTTGCTAAAGCACTAGGCATTAGCGATGCAGCAGTCTCTCAGTGGAAAGAAGTTATCCCAGAGAAAGACGCCTATCGATTGGAAATCGTTACAGCTGGCGCCCTGAAGTATCAAGAAAGTGCTTACCGCCAAGCGGCATAAGCAAATTGCTCTTTAACAGTTCTGGCCTTTCACCTCTAACCGGGTGAGCAAACATCAGCGGCAAATCCATTGGGTGTGCCGCTATAACTCAATATCAATATAGGAAAATTAACAAATGGCACAAGCAAGCTACAGCAAGCCAACACAGCGAGAAATTGATCGCGCTGAAACTGATTTACTCATCAACCTGTCAACGCTTACCCAGCGCGGTCTGGCAAAGATGATTGGCTGTCATGAATCGAAGATAAGCAGAACGGACTGGAGATTTATTGCTTCGGTCTTGTGTGCTTTCGGAATGGCATCAGACATCAGTCCGATTAGCAGGGCTTTTAAGTATGCGCTTGATGGACTCACCAATAAAAAACGCCCGGCGGCAACCGAGCGTTCTGAACAAATCCAGATGGAATTTTAACAACATCCAACGAGGTAATTATATGCGAAACAAAGGCTTTAATCCACCTGATACACACAAAGAAGCTAAGCGTTTGCGCTTCCTTCGTTCCATTGATGAAAGAACTCAAATCTCTTTTGTGAAAGTTGCCAGAACTGAGCTTCTGAAGGCTGAGGCGAGGGCGTTGCTCCCGTCTCTACCAAAAGAGGATGGATATACGTTCATTCCAAACGCATTTCTGGAAAAGCTGCTCAAAGAAGACATATCCGTAAGTCAGTTTAACGATGTTCTTAAGGTCTTTCGTCAAGGCAGGTAGTTATGAGCAACACAGCAAAAATCTACGATTTCAGCGCCGCACACGAGCGCAGGAGCAACAGGATGGAGAACCAGAAAACTGGTTACATTCCGTTGTACCGGAGCATTCTGAAACAGTCATGGGCGAAAGATGTTTATCTTCGCACCCTGTGGGAAAACCTTCTCCTGAATGCCGCCAGAAAGCCATACAAAGCGAATTTCAAAGGTCATGAATGGCATCTGCAACCCGGTCAACTGGTTGTGACAGCAGCTGATTTAGGTCTTCAGTTATGCGACAGGCATGGCAAGCCAGCAAGCCGCGATCAGGTTGAGCGGATGCTTCAGGTTTTTGTGAAAGAGGGGATGATCACCATTGATGGAGAGAAGCAAAAAGGTCGTGTGATTACCATCACAAATTACCATGAATATGCTCAAAAAATGGACGATTCACCCGCACATGAAGCCGCACAAACAACCGCACATGATGCCGCACATGACGAAGCCAGTAATGGCGCGGCTTTCAGAGTACATGCCGCACAAACAACCGCACATGATGTCGCACAAACAACCGCACATCATGAACAAGAAGGTATTAACAAGAATATAAATAATACCCCCCTACCCCCCAATGGGGGCGGCGATGGGCAGGTTAAGCCTGAACGTCGCAAGGCAGAACGCATCGACTACGAATCCTTCCTGAACGCCTACAACACCGAAGTCGGTGACAGACTGCCACACGCTGTTGCGGTCAACGAGAAACGCAAACGCCGCCTGAAGAAAATCATCCCGCAACTGAAAACGCCAAACGTGGACGGTTTCAGAGCGTATGTCAGGGCGTTTGTACATCAGGCCAAGCCGTTTTACTTCGGAGACAACGACACTGGCTGGACGGCAGATTTTGATTACCTGCTGAGGGAAGATTCGTTAACGGGAGTACGGGAAGGGAAGTTTGCAGACAGGGGGATTGCATGAGACAGGATATCGAAGCGAGTGTTATCGGTGGCCTGCTGATTGGTGGATTAACACCAACTGCCAGTGACGTTCTGGCAACGCTTGAGCCGGAAGCGTTTTCAATTCCGCTCTACCGGAAAGCCTTCGAGGTTATCCGCAAACAGGCGCGAAACAGAAACCTAATCGACGCGCTGATGGTTGCCGAGGCGTGCGGAGAGGAGCATTTCACGTCAATCCTGATGACCAGCAAAAACTGCCCGAGTGCCGCAAACCTGAAGGGATATGCCGGAATGGTCGCGGATAACTATCACCGCCGTCTGGTGCTGGAAATCATGGATGAAATGCGTGAACCAATTCAGAGCGGAACCATCGACGCATCAAGTCAGGCGATGGATGAACTTGTAAAGCGTCTTTCAGCCATCAGAAAGCCCCGTGACGAGGTTAAACCTGTACGGTTAGGGGAAATCATCACCGACTACACTGACACGCTTGACAGGCGTCTGAGGAACGGAAAAGAGTCAGATACCCTGAAGACCGGAATCGAAGAACTTGATGCCATCACCGGAGGGATGAACGCGGAAGACCTGGTGATAATCGCTGCTCGTCCTGGTATGGGGAAAACCGAACTGGCGCTGAAGATTGCCGAAGGCGTTGCAAGCCGCGTTATTCCTGGTTCTGACGTCCGGCGCGGGGTATTGATTTTCTCAATGGAAATGAGCGCATTGCAGATTGCAGAGCGAAGTATTGCCAACGCCGGGAGGATGTCGGTTAGCGTGCTGCGAAATCCTGCATCGATGGATGACGAAGGCTGGGCGCGCGTTGCTAACGGCATGAGTCAGCTTGCAGATTTGGATGTATGGGTAGTCGATGCCTCGCGGTTATCGGTCGAAGAAATACGCTCAATCGCAGAACGGCACAAACAGGAAAATCCAAACCTGTCACTCATCATGGCGGATTATCTTGGCCTGATTGAGAAGCCGAAAGCAGATCGCAACGACCTCGCAATTGCTCACATCTCCGGAAGCCTTAAGGCGATGGCGAAAGACCTGAAAACGCCTGTGATCTCCCTAAGTCAGCTTTCGCGCGATGTTGAGAAGCGACCAAACAAACGCCCGACAAACGCAGATTTGCGTGATTCAGGAAGCATTGAGCAGGACGCAGACTCAATCATCATGCTCTATCGGGAAGCGGTATATGACGAGAACAGTAGCGCCGCGCCATTTGCTGAAATCATCGTGACGAAAAACCGTTTTGGCTCACTTGGTACGGTTTACCAGCGGTTCTGCAACGGACACTTTGTTGCATGTGATCAGGATGAAGCCAGACAGATTTGCACAGCATCAAATGCACCTGCTGCGCGTGGCAGACGATATGCACAAGGGGCTGACGTATGACCATCTACATTACTGAGCTAATAACAGGCCTGCTGGTAATCGCAGGCCTTTTTATTTGGGGGAGGGTAAATCGTGGTTGAGTTGATTTTCTCTGCATTGAGGCTTCTCGGTGCTCTGTGGATGGTGGCGACGTTCATTGTGGTTGCTGGCTGTTTTGTCCGGTTGGTAGGCGAAGGTAAAGACCTGGTGCGTGTGCTTTTCGGTAGCATTCTCCTGTGGGTGATTATCGGTGTTGCGCCTGTTGCTGTAGCAAAAATGGCGTGGCGTTTTGTTAGTTGAGGTGACAATGAAGCAAACAATCTTCCTCCGAACTAAGCAACAACAGCAAGCTGCAATAAATGCCATCCTCGCAACACCACTCGATAAAGACAAGCCAGTCACCATCCGCATTACTGACTACAAGCGCAACCTTGACCAGAACGCAAAATTTCACGCGATGGTCGCAGATATCGCTAGGCAAGTTCAGTGGCGCGATAAATGGTTAAAACCAGAACAATGGAAGGTTTTGTTGATCAGCGGTCATGCAGTGGCAACAAAGCAGGAAGCTGATGTTTTGCCCGGCCTTGAAGGCGAATACGTCAACATTCGCGAAAGCAGCGCGCAGATGAGCGTGAAGCGTATGGCAAGTCTGATCGAGTACACAACAGCCTGGGCTATTGGTCAGGGTGTCAGATTTACCGACAGGAGGTACGAATGAGACGACAGCGACGAAGTATCACCGACATCATCTGTGAAAACTGCAAATACCTTCCAACGAAACACTCCAGAAATAAACGCAAGCCAATCCCAAAAGAATCTGACGTAAAAACCTTCAACTACACGGCTCACCTGTGGGATATCCGGTGGCTAAGACATCGTGCGAGGAAATGACAATGGATTATTCACAGTTAAGTGATTTTGAAATTAACTTAAAAGTCGCGCATATCGTGCTAGGAAAAAACAATTACGACTGGGATCCAGAAAAGAAAGAAGTTTACTTGGCTGGAATTGATGGTGGTGAGTTTTTGCCTTGCGGATATTTCGACCCATGTAATATGGCCGCTGACGCATATCCGATCATCACTGAAAACAAAATTAGCACCATGTGGATGACAGCGGAAAAAGAATGGTGCGCATGGTCAGGAGGTGATTTAGAGGAAGGTTGTTGGGAATGGGAAAATATTCCTGACTACTGCTTCTGCGGTGAATCGCCTCTCCGCGCCGCCATGATTGTATTTCTCATGATGCAGGTCGCCAATAATGCTTAGCCCATCCCAAACCCTTCAATACCAGAAAGAAAGCGTCGAGCGAGCTTTAACGTGCGCTAACTGCGGTCAGAAGCTGCATGTGCTGGAAGTTCACGTGTGCTCAGATTGCTGCGCAGAACTGATGAGCGATCCGAATAGCTCAATGTACGAGGAAGAAGACGATGAATGAGTTAATAAATGGCAATGCCATCAAAATGACAAGCATTGAAATCGCTGAGTTGGTGGGTAAGCGTCATGACAATGTGAAACGTACCATCGAAACGCTGGCTAAAAATGGTGTTATCCGGCTTCCTCAAATTGAGGTTTCCGAAAGAATCAATAACTTAGGGTTCAATGTTCAGTACGAGCATTACGTCTTCGAGGGCGAACAAGGTAAGCGAGACAGTATTGTCGTTGTTGCCCAGTTGTCGCCAGAATTCACGGCTCGCCTTGTTGACCGTTGGCGAGAGCTTGAAGAAGCTGCGGTTAATATCCCAAAAACGCTACCAGAAGCGTTGCGCCTTGCTGCTGACCTTGCTGAGCAGAAAATGCAACTGGAAAACCAGCTCGCAATTGCCGCACCTAAAGTTGAGTTTGCCGATCGCGTTGGCGAGGCCAGCGGAATTTTGATTGGAAACTTTGCAAAGGTTGTTGGAATTGGTCCAAACAAACTGTTTGCGTGGATGCGAGATCACAAAATCCTTATTGCTTCAGGTTCCCGGCGAAATGTGCCAATGCAGGAATATATGGAGCGCGGCTATTTCACAGTGAAAGAAACAGCGGTCAACACAAATCACGGAATACAGATATCGTTCACCACAAAAATCACCGGGCGTGGTCAACAGTGGCTGACCAGAAAGCTGCTCGATAACGGAATGCTGAAAGTAACAGGGGAGGCTGCTTAATGGCTAATCTACGCAAAGAAGCACGCGGCAGAGAATGCCAGGTACGTATTTACGGCGTATGCAATGGCAACCCTGAAACTACAGTTCTGGCACATTACCGGATGGCTGGAATTTGCGGAACGGGAATGAAACCTGACGACCTGATCGGAGCATGGGCTTGTAGCGCGTGTCACGATGAAATCGACCGACGCACCCATAACCTCGACAACAAAGACGCCAGACTTTACCACCTCGAAGGCGTGATCAGGACGCAGGCGATACTGCTGAAGGAGGGAAAGATTAAGCCATGAACGAATATCAGTTTGTGCTTCCATACCCGCCGTCGGTGAATACCTACTGGCGAAGACGGGGAAGCCAATACTACATCAGCGATAAAGGCCAGAAATACCGAAAAGACGTTCAGCAAATCATCCACCAACTCAAGTTAGATATTTTCACCAAATCACGACTCCGCATCAAAGTCATCGCAGACGTTCCAGACTCCCGCCGCCGCGACCTCGACAACATCCTGAAAGGTTTACTCGACTCCCTTATCCACGCCGGATTTGCGGAAGACGACGAGCAATTCGATGACATTCGCGTAATTCGTGGTGTGAAAGTACCAGGCGGACGGCTTGGAATAAAAATCACCGAACTGGAGAACGTATGAACGCCACAATTCAAACGATACCAGAGCTTCTTATCCAGACACGAGGCAATCAGACCGAAGTGGCGAGGATGCTTTCCTGCGCAAGAGGAACAGTGCTCAAGTACAACCGAGACAGCAAAGGCGAGCGTCACGTAATAGTTAACGGCGTCCTGATGGTCAAACAGGGCAAAAGGGGAAGGCCATGAGACTCGAAAGCGTAGCTAAATTTCATTCGCCAAAAAGCCCGATGATGAGTGACTCACCACGGGCCACGGCTTCTGACTCTCTTTCCGGTACTGATGTGATGGCTGCTATGGGGATGGCGCAATCACAAGCCGGATTCGGAATGGCTGCATTCTGCGGTAAGCATGAACTCAGCCAGAACGACAAACAAAAGGCTATCAACTATCTGATGCAATTTGCACACAAGGTATCGGGGAAATACCGTGGTGTGGCAAAGCTTGAAGGAAATACTAAGGCAAAGGTACTGCAAGTGCTCGCAACATTCGCTTATGCGGATTATTGCCGTAGTGCCGCGACGCCGGGCGCAAGATGCAGAGATTGCCACGGTACAGGCCGTGCGGTTGATATAGCCAAAACAGAGCAGTGGGGGAGAGTTGTTGAGAAAGAGTGCGGAAGATGCAAAGGTGTCGGCTATTCAAGAATGCCAGCAAGCGCCGCATATCGCGCTGTAACGATGCTAATCCCAAACCTTACTCAACCCACCTGGTCACGCACTGTTAAGCCGCTGTATGACGCTCTGGTGGTGCAATGCCACAAAGAAGAGTCAATCGCAGACAACATTTTGAACGCGGTCACACGTTAGCAGCATGATTGCCACGGATGGCAACATATTAACGGCATGATATTGACTTTTTGAATAAAGTTGGGTAAATTTGACCCAACGATGGGTTAATTCGCTCGTTGTGGTAGTGAGATAAAAAGAGGCGGCGCTTACTACCGATTCCGCCTAGTTGGTCACTTCGACGTATCGTCTGGAACTCCAACCATCGCAGGCTGAGAGGTCTGCAAAATGCAATCCCGAAACAGTTCGCAGGTAATAGTTAGAGCCTGCACAACGGTTTAGGGATTTTTTATTTGGGTCAGTCGTATAAAGGTCATTACGGAAGGCTGTTAACCTTCTTATCGTGGTTCGAGTCCACGCTGTCCCGCCAAATATGCTGGTTTAGCTCCAATGGTAGAGCAGTCGCCTTGTAAGCGAATGGGTAGCGGTTCAAGTCCGTTAACCAGCACCATAACTGAGCCGTAGCCACTGGCTATCCTGAATTCATCAGTGATGGTTACGCTGCGGCATTCTACGCATGACCTTCGTGAAAGCGGGTGGCAAGAGGCTGCGCTAACAACCTCCTGCCGTTTTGCCCGTGCATATCGGTCACGAACAAATCTGATTACTAAACACAGTAGCCTGGATTTGTTCTATCAGTAATCGACCTTATTCCTAATTAAATAGAGCAAATCCCCTTATTGGGGGTAAGACATGAAGATGCCAGAAAAACATGACCTGTTAGCCGCCATTCTCGCGGCAAAGGAACAAGGCATCGGGGCAATCCTTGCGTTTGCAATGGCGTACCTTCGCGGCAGATATAATGGCGGTGCGTTTACAAAAACAGTAATCGACGCAACGATGTGCGCCATTATCGCCTGGTTCATTCGTGACCTTCTCGACTTCGCCGGACTAAGTAGCAATCTCGCTTATATAACGAGCGTGTTCATCGGCTACATCGGTACTGACTCGATTGGTTCGCTTATCAAACGCTTCGCTGCTAAAAAAGCCGGAGTAGAAGATGGTGGAAATCAATAATCAACGTAAGGCGTTCCTCGATATGCTGGCGTGGTCAGAGGGAACTGATAACGGACGGCAGAAAACCAGAAATCATGGTTATGACGTCATTGTTGGCGGAGAGCTATTCACTGATTACTCCGATCACCCTCGCAAACTTGTCACGCTAAACCCCAAACTCAAATCAACAGCCGCCGGACGTTACCAGCTTCTTTCACGTTGGTGGGATGCATACCGTAAGCAGCTTGGCCTGAAAGACTTCTCTCCGAAAAGCCAGGACGCTGTGGCATTGCAACAGATTAAAGAGCGTGGCGCTTTGCCGATGATTGATCGCGGTGATATCCGTCAGGCAATCGACCGTTGCAGCAATATCTGGGCTTCGTTGCCCGGGGCTGGTTATGGCCAGTTCGAGCATAAGGCTGACAGCCTGATTGCAAAATTCAAAGAAGCAGGCGGAACGGTCAGAGAGATTGAGGTATGAGCAGAGTCACCGCGATTATCTCCGCTCTGGTTATCTGCATCATCGTCGGCCTGTCATGGGCTGTTAATCATTACCGTGATAACGCCATCGCCTACAAAGAACAGCGTGATAAAAAAGTCAGTGAGCTGAAGCAGGCGACCGCCACCATTACTGACATGCAGCAACGCCAGCGTGCTGCTGATGCACTCGATGCTAAATACACGAAGGAGTTAGCTGATGCGAAAGCTGAAAATGATGCTCTTCGGCGCAAGCTTGATAATGGTGGCAGGGTGCTCGTCAAAGGAAAATGCCCTGTGCCATCCTCAGCCGAAACCTCCAGCGCCTCCGGCATGGGCAATGATGCCACCGTCGAACTCTCTCCAGTTGCTGGACGAAACGTTCTCGGTGTCCGGGACGGAATTATCCGCGACCAAACAGCACTGAGAACGCTTCAGGAATACATCAGGACGCAATGCCTTCGATGATAGCGATAATTTTACTCATCATCCTTCACATCTGGCCCTGTAGACAGGGTGGTGATCACTTCTGGAGTGAATCCAGATTAAACATCTCATTGCTGATGCTTGAAGTTGAGCATATGGCACGCGGTAAGGGGCTGCGTTGAGATAAGAGCCAGTCATCACAAACACCAGGATTTAGCCTCGCATTCGCGGGGTTTTTTATTCCCAACTCCATAGGTAATTTTATGACCCAGCATATTGGCGTAAAACTGATTAACGCCTTTCCGATGACGAGACAGGCATATAACGATTTTCGTGGCTGGCAGCTTCCTGCCGGAGAAAACGGCGAGGACGAAGGCTATCTTGTTGAATATCTGGATGGCGGAAAACCTAACACCGATCGCTTTGATGGCTACGTTAGCTGGAGTCCAAAAGAAGTATTCGAAAAGGCTTATCGTCCGGTATCAGGGCTAAGTTTCGGCCTTGCCATTGAAGCGCTCAAGCAGGGTAAGAAAGTTGCCCGCGTTGGCTGGAATGGTAAGGGTATGTGGCTGGCATACGTTAAACCGTACACTGAGGCTGTTCATACTGGCAGTACGCCTTGCTTTTGCAGTCGCGTCTTTGAGTTGCCTGAAGGTACGCATGGGGAATCGAAACGAGCTCCGAAACAACTTCCGTATATCGCCATGAAAACAGCGGACGATAAATTAGTGCCGTGGCTGGCTAGTCAGACTGATGTTCTAGCAGAAGACTGGCAAATCATTTAACCATGTAGGCATTACAAAGCCCATCTACGGGTGGGCTTGATAATGAAACCGGAATTTATTCTGGGCAACCAATTAACGGCAGTACCACGAAGCAACCCAAGCCAGTAAGTGGGGAAATAACACTGGCAGCCACTGAAAGATGAACCTCCTGCCTTATGGCAAAAAAGATTCTTTGTGGTGGCGGACTGATGGAAAGACATCGGTTATTGCAGAGGTCATTCAATGAGTGGTCTCGACAATGGCTTATACCCTACACGGGATAACTTAATTGATATCCCTTTTAACGGATAAACGGAGCCAACAATGGCAGAGATTATTCCCATGACTGAAGAACAGAAATTCCAGTTAGAGATTTACAAACTGGTCATGAACCAGAACGCAGCCGCAGAGGAAGCATTTCAGTTCATTGGCACTGACGAACTGAAGCTTGAGCTATTCAAAATTCACTTTCAGTCAGGCGGCGCTAATTCAGATATCACGACCCGAACTATCGAAGCGGTGCGTAAATCGAAGGAAGCGTTAGACCTGTTCACCACCGGAGCATGATGTGAGCCGCGTAATCAATTTGGGTAAGGAGAAGAAATTCCCAATTACTCAAGAGCTATACGAGCGGCTGGAAAGCGTCATCCATGATTACGATGGTGAAATCAGTTTATGCGAGGCGATTGGTACACTCGAATTGCTGAAGCAGTCACTGATTGAAGGCGCGAAAGAGTCCTCAGCCTGAAATGACAATTAAGTGAGATGAATATGGCGACTGAACCAAAAGCTGGTCGCCCCTCTGATTATATGCCGGAGGTGGCTGACGATATCTGCTCGTTGCTTTCTTCTGGCGAAAGTTTGCTGAAAGTATGTAAGCGTCCTGGTATGCCGGATAAGTCCACTGTTTTCCGCTGGTTGGCAAAGCATGAGGATTTTCGCGACAAGTACGCGAAGGCAACTGAGGCACGAGCTGATTCTATTTTCGAAGAGATATTCGAAATTGCTGACAATGCGATTCCAGATGCTGCTGAGGTGGCAAAGGCAAGACTTCGCGTTGATACCCGCAAATGGGCGCTGGCCCGAATGAATCCCCGTAAGTATGGCGACAAGGTAACAAACGAGCTTGTCGGCAAAGACGGCGGCGCAATCCAGATTGAAACATCACCGATGAGTACTCTATTCGGAAAATGACCTCGATTAATCCTATCTTTGAACCGTTCATTGAGGCGCATCGCTACAAAGTCGCCAAAGGCGGTCGAGGTAGCGGTAAGTCATGGGCAATTGCGAGGCTGCTTGTTGAAGCGGCGCGTCGGCAGCCTGTGCGTATTCTCTGCGCTCGTGAACTGCAAAACAGTATCAGCGATTCGGTAATCCGGTTGCTTGAAGACACCATCGAGCGGGAAGGGTATTCGGCTGAGTTTGAAATTCAGCGTTCAATGATTCGTCATCTCGGAACGAACGCTGAATTCATGTTCTACGGCATCAAAAACAACCCGACGAAGATTAAATCGCTCGAAGGCATTGATATCTGCTGGGTGGAAGAAGCGGAAGCGGTAACAAAGGAATCGTGGGATATCCTGATCCCAACCATCCGTAAGCCGTTCTCTGAAATATGGGTGAGCTTTAACCCGAAGAACATCCTCGACGATACCTATCAGCGATTCGTAGTAAATCCTCCCGATGATATTTGCCTGCTGACGGTGAACTACACCGACAACCCGCACTTTCCTGAAGTTCTCCGTCTGGAGATGGAAGAGTGCAAACGCAGAAATCCGACACTGTATCGTCACATCTGGCTTGGTGAGCCAGTAAGCGCAAGTGATATGGCAATCATCAAACGTGAATGGCTTGAAGCCGCAACCGATGCGCACAAGAAACTCGGATGGAAGGCGAAAGGCGCTGTTGTCTCTGCGCATGACCCGTCAGATACAGGACCGGATGCTAAAGGTTATGCATCGCGTCACGGTTCGGTGGTTAAGCGCATTGCCGAAGGTCTGCTGATGGACATCAACGAGGGTGCTGACTGGGCTACTTCGCTGGCGATTGAAGACGGCGCTGATCATTACCTGTGGGATGGCGATGGTGTCGGTGCAGGGCTACGCAGACAGACAACGGAAGCGTTCTCCGGCAAGAAAATCACCGCCACGATGTTCAAGGGCAGCGAATCGCCATTCGATGAAGACGCGCCGTATCAGGCCGGAGCATGGGCTGATGAAGTCGTACAGGGTGACAACGTTCGCACTATTGGCGATGTTTTCCGCAATAAGCGAGCGCAATTCTATTACGCACTGGCTGATAGGCTGTATCTGACATATCGGGCGGTTGTTCACGGTGAGTATGCAGACCCCGACGACATGCTGAGTTTCGACAAAGAAGCGATAGGCGAGAAGATGCTGGAGAAGCTGTTTGCAGAACTGACGCAGATTCAGCGCAAATTCAATAACAACGGGAAGCTTGAGCTAATGACTAAGGTCGAAATGAAGCAGAAGCTCGGTATTCCATCTCCTAACCTGGCTGATGCGCTGATGATGTGTATGCATTGCCCGGAGTCGGCTGCGCAACCCGACTATTCCAGTTACTCAATTCCTTGTGGTGTAGGTTGATATGGCAGAAAAAAAGATGACTGACTGGCATCGCAAGGTGCTGTGCAACTTTGATAATGCCTGGTCAGCAACGCAGGATATGCGTGAGCAGATTATTGAGGCTCAACGTTTCGTCCGGGTATCCGGCGCACAGTGGGAAGGCAGCACAAACGCTGGTTACTCATTTGATGAAGGCAGGTTTGAGCATTATCCGCGCTTTGAACTAAATAAGATTGCCCGTGAATGTGATCGCATCATTGGCGAGTATCGACAGAATCGCATCAGCGTTAAATTCAGGCCGAAGGACGATAAGGCATCGGAAGCGTTAGCCGAAAAGATGAACGGCAAATTCCGCGCTGACTATCAGGAAACATCCGGTGGCGAAGCGTGTGATAACGCATTTGATGATGCTGTAACGGGCGGATTCGGTTGTTTCCGCATGTGTGCCGATTACGAGGATGAAATGGATCCGAGTAACGAGCAACGCCGTATAAGCCTTCTTCCTGTTTACGACCCAGCGACATGCGTCTTCTTCGATCAGGACAGCAAGCAATATGACCGCTCTGATGCTATGTGGGCTATGGAAATGTTCTCCATGACACCTAAAGCGTTCGAAGCTGAATACCCTGACTCCATCGCGGCAAGCCTTTCTCGTGATGACACTGGTACTCAGTATGACTGGTCAACGCCCGATGCCATCTATGTTGGACGCTACTACGAAGTTCGCATAGAGAAGGTGAAGCTCACGGCGTGGCGCAACCCTGTTAGCGGAGAAACGGCAATCTATGATGAAGAGCAAATCAAAGATATTGTCGACGAGCTGACCGATGGTGCATTCGAACTGATTGGCGAGCGAACGGTGAAGAAGCGCCGCGTTTATTGCGGTCTTCTGTCTGGCGCTGAATGGCTGGAAGAACCGAAGCGTATTCCGGGCGAACATATTCCTCTCATCCCGGTATATGGGCGTCGCTCATTTGTTGATAATCAGGAGCGAATCGAAGGTCACGCAGCAAAAGCGATGGATGCACAGCGTCTTGAGAACCTGATGGTTTCCATGATTGCAGATAACGCTACTCAGGCTGGCGGTGATGGCATTCCTGTAGTTGATGTTGACATGATTCCTGGTCCTCTCGCCACTCATTGGGCGGAGCGCAACAAAAAGCGCCCGGCGTTCCTGCCGATGGTCAGTCTGAAAAACAAAAACGGAGATATTACTGCGCAGGCTCAGGTCAGCAGTTATACACCTCCGACACAAATGCCTCCTGCTCTTGCCGGGTTATTGCAGTACACCGGAACGGCTATTCAGCAAATTACCGGTGCTTCGCAGCTTGAGAACATGCCGAGCAACGTCGCTACCGATACCGTTGATAGTATCTTTAACCGGATGGATACGCAGTCCTATATCTACATGGACAACATGGCTAAATCCATGCGCCGCGCTGGCGTTGTGTGGCTTTCTATGGCACGTGAGGTCTATGGCAGTGATACGCCGATGCGCATCGTTAATGAGGACGGCAGCGATGACGTGGCGCTGATGACTGGTGAAGTGGTTGACCGTCAGACAGGGCAGGTTATCGCGCTTAACGACCTTTCGCAGGGTAACTATGAAGTGACTGTCGATGTTGGTCAGTCGTTCGCTACTCGCCGTGATGCAACGGTTAAGTCGTTACTTTCCATGCTGGCACTTATCCCACCAGGAACGCCGAAGCACGACCTTGTATCGTCGATGATTCTCGACAATATGGACGGCGAAGGGATGGACGACCTTAAAGAATACAACCGCAATCAGTTGCTTCTGTCTGGAGTTATCAAGCCGAGAACACCAGAAGAACAGCAGATGGTTGAGCAGGCGAAACAACAACAGGCCAGTCAGCCAGATCCGGCTATGGTTGCTGCGCAAGGTCAGCTTCTTGCTGGTCAGGCTGAATTGCAGAAAGCGCAGAACGAACAGGCAGCCATTCAGGTTAAAGCATTCCAGGCACAGACTGATGCTCAGGTTGCAGCGGCAAATGTTGTGAAAATCCTCGCATCTGCCGATAGCCAGCAGAAATCTGATATCCGCGAGGCTCTGAAACTGCTCGGACAGTTCCAGCAACAGCAAGGAGACAATGCCCGTGCTGATGCAGAGCTTGTCCTGAAAAGTCAGGCACAGGGCCATGCGCAGCGCATGGACATCAGCAGCATCCTGAAAAAATCAACTCAGCAACAACCACAGCAGTAATTAACCCATAACGTGCAATGGCTGTCTTTATGAGGCCTGGCACCCTATTGCCTTCCGATGGGCTGAACATCGAGTAAACAGGGGTAACAAATGGACCAGATGGCAGAAAACACACCAGAAGTTGAAATCGAAACCGACGCGTCAGAGCAGATTCCTGATGATGTCGAACTGGCTGAAGAAGTCGAAACAGAAGATGGCAGTGAGTCCTCCGGCAATGATGCAGAGGAAGCTACTGAAACTGATGACGACGAATCAGAACAGGAATTCTACTTTGGTGACGAAAAGCTGGATTCGCCAACCAGCGAAGATGGCGCAGAGCATGGACTGGTAAAACACCTGCGCAAGACGATTAAAGAGAAAGACCGTGAGCTGAAAGAGCTGATGCGTCAGTCTCAGAAACCCGTCGAGCATCAGCCGGTAATCACTCAACCACCGCGAATGCCAAAACTGGATGATGAGGACATCGGTTTCGATGAAGAAATCTACCAGCAACGCATGGCTAAGTGGGCAGAGGATAACGGCAAGTACCAGCAACAGGAGATGGCTCGCAAGCAGAAGGAGCAGGAGCTTCAGGCTGCCTATCAAGAGCGATTATCCAAATATCAGCAACGTGTTAAGGCTCTCAAAGTTCCTGGCTATCAGGAAGCTGAGCAGGCCGTACTCGAGGAAATTCCCATCGAGACACAAAACGCGATCCTGTTTGAGTCAGAGAAGCCGGAAATCGTTGTTCTGGCACTCGGTCGCAACGCTGAACTGCGCAAGCAACTGGCAGAAGCTACCAACCCCGTAGCAATTGGTCGTCTGCTAGAACGTATCGAATCTAAGGCCAGAATCATGCCAAAAGCAAAAACCACGGCAGCCACAACCCCGACAGTTAAGGGGAGCAACGGCGCAGTAATCAACAACCTCGACAAACTGAAAGCCAGGGCGCTGGAAACTGGTGACTGGACGCCGTATTTCGCCGCTAAAAAGGCAAAAAAATAACCTATCGGAGCATTAAGCATGTCTAACCAATTAGCAAAAGACCTTGAAATCATGTTCGAAAACTACGTTGAAGGCTTTGAGGCCGCCTGCGTAGTTTCCCGTAACGCTAAAAAATTCCGTCCCGGTGATACAGCAATGCAGCGAGCAGGTGATGTTCTGTATCGTCCGCAGCATTACCACATGAACATTGAGGAAGGCCTTGATCTCAGCAGCAAAACACCAACAGCACTGGTTCAGCGCCTTGTTCCTTCAGTGTTCAAGGAGCCGAAAAACATTCTGTACACTCTGGATGCGCGTGAAATGCGTGACCCGGAACATAAAACTGAAGCTGGTCGCGCCGCAGGTATGCGCCTTGCTGCACAGATTGACTCTGACCTGATTTCCATGGTCACGCAGCGTGCTACTAACGTGATCACAATGGCTGACTCAACCACTGGTTCACAGGGCCGCGATTTGTGGAACTGTGCGGCAGGTATTGATGCCACCATGACGGCGATTGGCGTACCTCAGGGTATCAACCGCCGCTCTTTCTGGAACCCCTTCAACTATAAAGACCTTGCTGGCGAGCTTGGTCACCGTGCCTATGCTCAGGGCGCAACCCTGACAGCATACGAAAAAGCGCAGATCCCTCCGGTTGCGTCCTTCGATAGCTACAAGACCGATATTTCTGGTCGTGTTCCGAAGGGTACAGCAACTTCCATTACGCTGGCAGCAGCACCTGCGCACAAGGTTGAAGCGAAAGATGCTAACGATATGCCAGTGGATAACCGACAGGGGACCATTACGGTATCTGCTGAAGGTTTGCAGGTTGGCGATGCGTTCACCATTGCAGGCGTGAATTCTGTACACCAGATCACCAAAGATACCACCGGGCAGCCGCAGGTATTCCGCGTTCTGGCAGTTAGCGGAACGACAGTAACTATCTCCCCGAAAATTCTGCCGCCTGACAACGCGGATGTCGCCAGCCGTCCATATGCAAACGTTGATGCTAATGCGGCAAGTAGCGCAGCAATCACCATTCTCAACAAAAATGCCGCACCGGCTAACCTGTTCTGGGCTGATGGTTCTGTTGAACTGATGTACGGCAAACTGGCGTTCCCAACTGGTCAGGGTCCACAGGTAATGACGGCAACCACCGAGCAGGGCGCTACGCTGATCATGTCTTACGCCTTCGACCACATCAAAGGCGTAACCACTGCGCGTTTCACCACTCTGTACGGTTGCTCTGTACTGGTTCCTGAATATACGGGCATCGTTATTGCCGGGCAGTAATTTTGGTGGGGCTTCGGCCCCATTTTTATTGGGAGAAGACAATGGCACGAACAATGCTCTATAAGCCTGGCAACATGATCACCTGTGGTCAGTTTGCTGTCGATTACATCATTGTTGATGACGAAGAAGTTAAATCTCACCTGAAAAAAGGTTGGGTAAAAACTCCTGAAGAAACCGCAACGAAGCAAAAAGTGGCTAAGGCGGAAGAAGATGGCGAAAACGAAGGGTGATCTCGTTCTAAAGGCTTTACGAAAAGCCGGGCTGTATTCCAATGCCACGTTGACAGATGCTGACCCTCAGGCAATTGAAGATGCCATTAATGACCTCGAAGACATGATGGCAGCATGGCAGGCGAAAGGTATCGAGCTTGGGTATCAGTTTGCTGATACAGAACACGGCATCATGCCGTTACCTGACGATGATTCAGGTATCCCTGCATGGGCAAATGATGGCGTCGCTTTGAAACTCGCTGTGCAAGTGTGCATGGATAACGTCATTCAGCCGTCAGACGCTCTCCTTACCGCTGCTGACAGTGCATACCAGACAATTTGCATCGCTTTAACCAAAATACCACCACTTGAGCGGCGAAATGACATGCCTCGCGGTAGTGGCAACAAAAGCGCGTTTACGTGGAATCGGTTTTACATCGAGAAAGATGATCCGAGTACGTGAGGTGAATAAATGCCGATTCAGCAACTTCCGCTTATGAAAGGTGTCGGCAAAGACTTCCGAAACGCCGACTATATCGACTATCTGCCAGTGAATATGTTGGCCACACCCAAAGAAATCCTGAACAGCAGCGGATATCTTCGCTCATTCCCGGGCATTGCCAAACGCTCTGATGTGAACGGTGTATCGCGCGGCGTCGAGTACAACATGGCGCAGAGTGCTGTTTATCGTGTGTGTGGTGGCAAGCTGTATAAGGGCGAAAGTGAAGTCGGCGATGTTGCCGGAAGTGGTCGCGTATCAATGGCACATGGTCGGACATCACAGGCGGTAGGCGTTAATGGTCAACTGGTCGAGTATCGCTATGATGGCACGGTTAAAACCGTCTCAAACTGGCCTACAGACAGCGGATTCACACAGTACGAGTTAGGTTCAGTCCGTGACATTACGCGCTTACGTGGGCGTTATGCGTGGTCAAAAGACGGCACTGATTCATGGTTTATCACTGACCTTGAAGATGAATCGCACCCTGACCGATACAGCGCACAATATCGCGCAGAGTCGCAGCCTGACGGCATCATCGGCATAGGTACATGGCGAGACTTCATAGTCTGCTTTGGTTCGTCGACGATTGAATATTTCTCCCTGACAGGTGCAACCACCGTTGGTGCTGCTTTGTATGTCGCCCAGCCATCGCTGATGGTGCAGAAAGGCATTGCCGGGACTTACTGCAAAACGCCGTTTGCTGATTCGTATGCGTTCATCAGTAATCCGGCAACGGGTGCGCCGTCTGTATACATCATTGGCTCCGGGCAGGTGTCACCAATCGCCAGCGCGAGCATTGAGAAAATCCTCCGCTCCTACACTGCTGATGAACTGGCTGATGGCGTGATGGAGTCTCTGCGATTTGATGCGCATGAACTGCTGATTATCCATCTTCCGCGCCATGTCCTCGTATACGACGCATCTTCAAGCGCTAATGGTCCGCAATGGTGTGTGCTGAAAACAGGCCTGTATGACGATGTGTACCGCGCTATCGACTTCATTTACGAAGGCAATCAGATAACGTGCGGCGATAAGCTGGAATCTGTTACCGGGAAACTGCAGTTCGATATCAGCAGCCAGTACGACAAGCAACAGGAACACCTGCTGTTTACTCCGTTGTTCAAAGCGGATAACGCCAGAGTGTTCGACCTTGAGGTTGAATCTTCAACTGGCGTTGCTCAGTATGCTGACCGCCTGTTCCTCTCGGCAACCACTGATGGCATCAATTACGGCCGTGAGCAGATGATTGAGCAGAATGAACCGTTCGTTTACGACAAGCGCGTTTTGTGGAAACGAGTAGGGCGCATCAGGAAAAATGTCGGCTTCAAATTGCGCGTTATCACTAAGTCACCTGTCACTCTGTCAGGCTGCCAGATAAGGATCGAGTAATGGCTGATTCGAATCTCAATGAGCCGGTAATCATTCAGGCTACACGACTCGACACATCAGTCCTTCCACGCAATATCTTCTCGCAGTCATATCTGCTGTACGTTATCGCACAGGGTGCTGATGTTGGTAACGTGGCTAACAAGGCCAACGAGGCCGGACAGGGCGCTTATGATGCACAGGTCAGGAACGATGAGCAGGATGTGATTCTCGCTGACCATGAGCAGCGAATTTCTGCTGCGGAAGCAACGCTTGTTAATCATGAGGAGCGAATCAGCCAGGCAGAATCAACTCTTCAGGAACATGAAACGCGAATCGCTCAGAATGAAAGCGATATTGCGTCGCTTGATACCAGAGTTCAGTCGCTGGAATCGCAGGTTTCAGACCATGAAACGCGCATCGATGCTCTGGAGTATGCCACTACTCGCAAGAAGTCAGAGGTTGTTTACTCTGGCGTATCTGTAACCATCCCGACAGCGCCGACCAACCTTGTTAGCCTGCTGAAAACGCTCACGCCGTCATCCGGGACGTTGGCACTATTCTTTGACACTGTTAACAACAAGATGGTTGTGTTCAACGAGAACAAAACCTTGTTCTTCAAGCTGTCGATCGTCGGGACGTGGCCCAGCGGAACCGCCAACAGGTCAATGCAGCTAACCTTTTCCGGCTCTGTTCCTGACACGTTGGTCAGCAGTCGTAATGCGGCGACAACAACCGATAACATCTTGTTAGCTACGTTCTTCAGCGTGGATAAAGACGGCTTTCTTGCCACAAATGGCAGCACGTTAACCATTCAGTCAAATGGTGCGGCGTTTACTGCCACAACCATCAAAATCATTGCGGAGCAGTGATGGAAATAAAGCTCATCGATAATCCGGTGAAGCTTGCAGAATTCCTCAACAACCCGGCAAACACGGGAAATATCGTAGACAGTGGAGATAAATACTACATCAAGCCTGATGCGGTATATCTCGGCATCTACGAAGGATTAGTGCTGGCTGGCGTTCATGAAGTGCGTAACTTCTGGCATAGCGTTGTTGAATGCCATGCGGTGTATGACCCCGGATTCCGTGGCGAATATGCACTGCAAGGGCATCGATTATTCTGTAAATGGCTTCTCGAAAACTCACCATTCCTTAACAGCATTACCATGGTTCCTGACACCACGAAATACGGACGGTCAATTATCCGTTTGCTTGGCGCTACCCGTGTTGGTCACCTTGATGATGCTTATACCAGCAATGGAAAGCCTGTAGGCATCACGATTTATCAGTTACCGCGCTCAAAATATGAGGAGCTAAAGAATGTTAATTTTCCAGATTGCCAATAAGCACCTCAGCAAAGCTGTTTACTGCAAAGGTGGCAGTGATGGCGGTTCAAAAGCCCAGGCACGCGCAACTGAAAAGGGTATCGAATTGCAGCGTGAAATGTGGCAGACGAACATGCAAAACCTTGCACCGTTCACTCCACTCGCTCAGCAGTATGTATCAGAGTTGCAGAATCTTTCCTCTCTTCAGGGGCAAGGTCAGGCGCTTAACCAGTATTACAACTCCCAGCAGTATAAAGACCTTGCAGGGCAGGCGCGTTACCAGAGTCTGGCAGCAGCAGAGGCAACGGGTGGATTAGGGGCTACAGCAACAGGAAACCAGTTAGCAGCAATCGCACCTACACTCGGTCAAAACTGGCTGTCAGGTCAGATGAACAACTACAACAATCTGGCAAATATCGGCCTTGGTGCTCTTACAGGTCAGGCAAATGCCGGACAGAACTACGCTAACAACGTCAGCCAATTGTATCAACAGCAGGCGGCAGCATCTGCGGCTAATGCTAACCGACCATCAGGACTGCAATCAGCCTTGGGTGGTGCCATGAGCGGTGCTGCATCAGGGGCGATGATTGGCTCTGTGGTGCCAGGAATAGGTACGGCTGTTGGCGCTATTGGTGGCGGCATTATCGGTGGTCTTGGATCATTGTTTTAAGGTGGGAATATGGCTACTTGGCAACAAGGAATCAACTCAGGCGGTTTTCTTGCTGGCATTGGTGCGCAAAACGAGAATGCGCCAAAGGCAAGCGACGTTAACGCAACGCTTGGTCTGATCCGCGAAAACAATGAACTGGCTCGCTCAGGTGCAAATAACGTTGGTCTGACCGCGTTACGTGGTCTGGCTGGAGTTGCTGATATTTATAAGCAGGAACAGCAACAGAAAGCGATTAATGCGTTCAATAAGGTTCATGCTGATGCATGGGCTTCTGGTGATCCATCGGGACTATTTAAGTTTGCCCAGGAAAATCCAGCGTTTGTTGCACAGGCACAACAGGCATTTTCCGGTCTTAATGAGCAGCAACGCAACGATATGGGCGATTTAGCCATGAGGGCTAACGTCGCTCTTTCTCAGGGACCGGAAGCCTACAGTAAATTCATTACTGACAACAAGGACAGGTTAAATCGCGTGGGAGCGAATGCTGACTGGATGATTCAGACAGGTATTCAGAATCCAGAGCAGCTATCACACATGCTGACCACTATGACGCTAGGGGCTGTTGGCCCGGATAAAATGCTGGATTATCAGGATAAGATGGTTGGTCGCCAACTTGAGAAAGGGCGATTGGATGAAAGCATCCGTCAGGCTGACATGGAGAACGCGAGAGGATGGGCAAATATCCAAAACGCTCAACTAGACAGGGCTCAGCGGGCACAAATGCACTCAGATGAGATGGGATTGAAGCTAATGGAGCTGGGGCAAAAAGGTAAGCCGTCAGCAGACTTAATTAAGGGATTAAATTCTGATATTACCAATTTTGGCAAAAATTATAACTCTGTCAGAGCGGCGGCAAACTCTCTGCAAGCCCTTAGCAAGGTAAATACTGGCGCTGCCCAACTTGGGATTATCTTTAATTACATGAAGTCTCTCGACCCTCAGTCAGTTGTTCGCGAAGGTGAACAGGTTCAGGTCATGCGCTCTGATGGCATATGGGGGCAGATAAAAGGATATGTAGACCAGCTTAATGCAGGGAATGGCTTGTCACAGGAAGCGAGGGATAACATTGTTAACGCAGCCAAAATTAACGCCAACGCTATGGGGCAGCAGTTTAACCAGCAGGTAGACGAATATCTGGATACGTATGGAGATACTATTCCTCAAGGGCTGAAAAAAAGCTTAGGGAGAAGGAAGGCCAAGCTATTTGACGATGTCCCAGCGCAGCCTACACCACAAGGTGGTAATGGGCAGACAAAAGCTGCGCCAAGTGGGATATCAGAAGGCGCGACGGCAACGAACCCTAAAACTGGTCAGAAACTCATTTATAGGAACGGACAATGGCAACCGATGTAGGTTTACCCGAAGGATTTGTTCTCGATAATCAGCCTGATAACTCACAGCTTCCTGATGGTTTTGTGCTTGATTCCCAACCAGAACAGCAGCAATCTCCTTTGGTTTCACCAGAGGAAAATTCCCGACAGGAAAATGTTGTTAATAATGCTAACGGTTTCGACCGTTTTATGTATGGCGTTCTCAGTGGATTGATGGATGTTGGTAAAGGTGTTGGCCTGTTTCAGGATATGACACCAGAAGAGCAAGCCGCAATTCAGTCTCTACAGCAGAAGTTAGCGGCAAAACCATCAACCGCACAAGATGTTGGTGAGTTCGTTGGACAAGCAGCGCCATTTGTTAGTGGCGGTGGGATTATTTCTCAGGTTCCCAAAGGGGCGGCAAGGCTGGCTGCCGCCGCAGGGCTTGGTGCGGTTGAAGGTGGTGTTGTTGCTAACGGAACCGGTGGCAATGTAACTACAGGGGCGACTATAGGTGCTGCCGCTGGTCCAATTGCTGAATTGGCATCTCCAGTGATTAGTAAAGCAGTCAGTGCGGTTACGAAGAGGTTTAGGCCTCCATCGGCAGAAATGTCTCAGGCATCTGAACTTAGTGGAATGGCGAAGGTTGCAACGAAAGCTACAGATGTGAATCCAATAACAGGAAACAGATCTGGTTTGAATGCTCTCGCGGAAGCTGTTTCACCAGATGATTCTGTGCTACAGGCCGCCCGCAATCTTGGGATGGAGGATGCCTTAACTCCCGGCATGTACTCCAGCAACCCTTCTTACCGCGCGTTTGAAAATGCTTTAGCTGCAACCCCAGGTAATAAACTGTTCCACGCACAGAGAGAGGCCATTAGTAGGCTTGGAGAGCAGGCAGATAAATTTATTAATGATTTTGGTGGGAGCGTTGATAAGGACTTTATCAATCAAAAGGTAAAAAGCTCTTATGAGGAGTTAAGATCAAAACTGAAGCGCCAAGAAGACACTCTATACAATCAAATTAGAGCAAAAATTCCAACCAGAGCTACCGTAGATACCTCCCATACCACTAACGCCATTGAGGATATTGCAGATGATGTCGGTGGGCTAGAAAAACTAAAATCTCTATATCCTCAACTGTCAAAGACCTTGGAACAAATAGACCCAAACACCGCCCCGACTTATGGTCTTCTTGATGCAGTTCGACGGCAGGTTGGAAGGGCTCTTGGCAAAGAGATGGATAAAGGGCCATATAGCGGCATCGACGCTCGGCACCTTGGAATTCTTGAAAGCGCACTGATACAAGATCAAGGAGCCGCTGCTGCCAAATATGGTGCAGAGGATACATGGAATTTAGCTAGAGAGATCGGGAGAAAGAGATTCGCAGTACAGGCAGCCGCCATTCAAAATCTTGGCAGAGACCTGGATAAAGGAATAGTGCCGCAATTGCAGCAAGCTATCGTCGACATGTCTCAAGGAAAGGGCGGTGACTTCCGTCGCCTAGTTTCAAATCTTCCTGATGACATGGTGCAACCAGCTGTTGCCACCGCAATGAATAGGGCTTTCACTACGTTCGCTAAATCTCCCGGGCAGTCACTCGGTGTTCCTGGATTTGTTAAGTGGTATGGAGGTCTATCAAGAAACAAATCAAATATGCAGGCATTGAGCCGGGCAATTGGCTATCCGGCTACGCGTAGGTTGAGAAACATCTATGAGGTGGCTTCTGGCATGCAAAGGGTGGGCAGCGAGAAGGTGTATTCCTCCTCTCAAATTGACCGGATGATGAATCAGTTCGCAGGAGAGAAGGGAATGCTTGGGCGTATATATGGAATAGGAAAAGACGTGGCTAAAGCAGAGGGGCTAACCACTGCCATCGGAGCGCCGGGAGCCGGTACGGCAGGAGTACTCTTTAGCCTACTCCGTTCTGGTAAAAACTCAAGAATGGCTGCCGCTGATGAATTAATAGCATCTCCGGCTTTTAAAAATCTCTCAAAAAGGATTGCCGCAGGTCACGCCAGCACTCCAGCCTCTAGGAAATCGGTGGATGCTTCAATGAAGAAAGTGAAACCATATAGGGATTGGGTAAATACGCTATCAGCGGACGAGAAGAAAAATCTAGCCCGCGTTGGTATTGTCGCTTTTCTCAGTAGTAACGATTCTTTGCCCACAGAGCAACAAGCAGGGCAACAATAATCGAACCGACTGTTACCATATTAACCTCCCGATAGCCATGGATGGCTATTCTGACATCCTTTTTAATTTATTGTATGACTCTATAGAATCTGTGCACAACTTCATGAACTCTTGAAGTGACATTCCTAGGCGAGAAATTTCCGTATTCAAAAAACGTTCAATAAATTCATCTCCGCCTGGCATCTGGGTTGCTTCTTGAAAAGCAAACATTTGTTTAAATGTTCCACACATACCAGCAACTTTAGCTGTAACTAACATGTCGTTAGCAAATTTCAGATCCTTATCTTGCGATTGTGCAAGACCACTAATTAGAAAACAGAATGCACCTATAACCCATCGCTTCACACCAACCACCAACCTCCTTAGTTTTGTGCATGACGAAATTAACCAGCCATCAGGATGGTATTAGTCACATTCTATTTCTTTTGTCGACGTCCATACATAAGGGTCTGAGCAAACAACCTCTCCATTTATCATGACGTCATAGCCCATTAGATATGAGTTACCACCAACAATCTGAGCGGCGATGACGCTAATGCTGGCGGCGCAGGTTGCACCAAAAACGAAACCAATTAATATATTTTTCATTTTGATTCCAAATAGTTACAGGATGAAAGTTATGACCATAGAAGAACGCCTGAACAACATTGAGTTGAACCAAACCTTGCTTGACCAGCGACTTTCAGATCTTGAGCTTAAAGATCTTGATGCGCAAATATCAGAAGCAGAAGCCAAGCTCTCCAGCTTAAACCACCGCAAGAAGCAAATCCGCAACAGAATTACTCAGGGACGCGGAAGCTGTTGAGGTGGGATGCAAGGTCTCTATCGTTAAAATCAAGGCTGCTAATCATTTCATTGTAAATAGCGTTTTTATCTTCCATTGGCAGTCTTGAGTAAACCAGACACAGAGCATATTTCAGGGAGTTTAGCTCTTTCTCTAGCTCTTCCTTGCTTGACGTTTTTGACTTAATAAACTGTTTTTTATTCATTTTGCATCCTTACCATACATGGTTTTCAGTGTTTCAAGCAGCGCATCCCTGAATTTGTCAGCCTCTTTCTGAGCAAATTCATTGCTATTAAGCGATCTACCACAAACAGCATCTTCGATAATCTGTATTATTTCAGCATTCATGGAACGCTTGTTATGTTGCGCCCTGGCTTTAACCTTTTCCTTTAACTCTTTGGAAATCCTGATATTTATTTGCGGCTCTTCGCGTGACATACCACCTCCATAGCATTTTGGTGATATTACTATTGTCAGATGCACCAAAGTACCCTTTGCGCATCCCATTAGAGGTTAAGTTAGCAATCGAGAAGTCAGCGAAAGAAAATGGTCGCTCAATAAATACCGAGATGGTAATGCGATTGGTGGATAGTTTAAGGCGGGATAGTTCTAAAGGTAATCTAGCAAAAAGTTGAAGCCCCAACTGCGGGAACAGTCAGGGCTTCGGTATCAACAAATCGGCTTAGGAAATATTGACATGAAAAGTATAGCAAAGGCACAAAACGATTTCACCATCTTCAAATTTGGCGACAGTGAAATTCGCGTCATTAACAAGTGCGGCGAGCCGTGGTTTGTAGCTAAAGATGTTTGTGATGCTTTAGCTTTGACTAACTCACGCAAGGCACTTACTGCACTTGATGACGATGAAAAGGGAGTAACTTTAAGTTACACCCTTGGTGGTGAGCAGAATCTAAGCATTGTAAGCGAATCAGGTATGTATACATTGGTTCTGCGCTGCCGCGATGCAGTCAATAAAGGTTCAGTCCCGCACAAATTCCGCAAGTGGGTAACAGCAGAAGTTCTGCCTTCAATTCGCAAACATGGCGAGTATGTGAAAGGCAAGAAAACCACTGTTGAGGAAAGAACACCGCTACGCGATGCAGTAAACATGCTGGTAGGAAAGAAAGGACTTCGCTATGACGATGCATACAATATGGTTCATCAGCGTTTTGGTATTGACAGCATTGATGAACTTTCAATTGAACAAATCCCGCTGGCCGTAGAGTACATCCACAGGGTAGTGCTTGAAGGTGAGTTCATTGGCAAACAAGAGAAGAAAACCAACGAGCTTTCTGCAAAAGAAGCAAACAGCCTTGTATGGTTATGGGATTATGCCAACCGCTCACAGGCATTATTCCGCGAACTGTATCCGGCATTAAAACAAATTCAATCGAACTATTCCGGCAGATGCTACGACTACGGTCATGAGTTCTCGTATGTTATCGGAATGGCGAGAGACGTTTTAATCAATCACACACGAGATGTTGATATCAATGAGCCAGACGGACCAACGAATCTTTCCGCATGGATGAGACTTAAGAATAAAGAATTACCTCCTTCAGTACATAACTACTGACAGATAACCAACGCAACGACCCAGCTTCGGCTGGGTTTTTTTATGCCCAAAATTCACCGTAGCCATGCTGCGGCGATTCCTTGTATCTGGAGCAAATTAAATGACAGACATTACCTACTCAACAGATGGTCAGCAACCATGTTTGCTGCCTTATAAGCTATAGCCGCTTCATCAATGGTGTTGAATCTCCCAAGGGTTATGTTTTTACCTGAGACATTTATCTGAGCTTGCCATTGATTTCTGGCTTGACAGAAAGTTACCCCCTTGATTCCAGCATTGCTATTTCGAGGTCCGACATTTAATGCATTTACGACTCTGCTGACATCCCTAAGGTTTGAGATTGCGTTATTTCTTCTGTTTCTATCAATGTGGTCAATCTCTTGTTTGGGCCATTCGCCATATACATACAGCCAGGCAAGTCTATGTGCAAAATATCTTACGCCATCAATATTAATTGCGTTATATCCATAAGAAATTGTGCCAGCAACTTTCCCAACAGCACCTCTGGCGCTTAATTTCTTTTTCCAAGTGAAAATTCCTGTTTCTTTATTGTAATCGAGAACCTCCATAAGGCGCTCCCGAGTTACTACCTCGTGACGTCTCTTACTCATTATTTTCTCCGGAATGTTTATTATGCCAGAACAATTATACAACGTAGTTGTTTCACAACCAAGTCAGTTATTTACTTTAGCTCGCTCGTTTAAAGCAAATGCCAATGGCAAAATTTATATCGGTAAAATTGACACTGACCCGGTAAATCCAGAAAACCAGATTCAGGTTTATGTAGAGAACGAAGACGGCTCTCACGTTCCTGTTTCGCAACCAATCATCATTAACGCTGCCGGATATCCGGTATATAACGGACAGATTGCCAAATTCGTTACCGTGCAAGGCCATTCTATGGCTGTTTATGATGCGTATGGTGCGCAGCAGTTTTATTTTCCCAATGTGCTAAAATATGATCCAGATCAGCTGGACGTAAGACTTTCATCTCCATATGGAACATCGTATATTCATCATAATGGTGAGAACGCTGTAGATGTTCCACTTAATAAGTATCTGGCATGGCGTAATGGAGATATCTCCGCCTTCGGAGGTAAATATAACGACTCAGCTTCTGGAGATCTGAATAAATCTGCATTTGCAGAAATGGAATCAACCTTCGGAGGAGTGCGCTTGAACCTGATGGGTAAGTCTGTTTATATTCCAGATGAAATGAATCTACAGGTATCAAATATAGAAATATGGGGTGGTGGGAATATTATGGCAGGCGCAGGCTACGCCTTCTTCCTAAAAGAAGGTGGAAGTGTAACTGCAAAGAACTTCCATATTGAAGGAGTGTCTTCAGATTATCCTAGGCTAGTTGGAAGTATTCAAGGTGTTGCTTACAAAATCAAAGATATCTCTTACAGTCACTTCACTACCAAAGGACGCGTTATTCTTTTTGCTGGGCTTGGTAACACTATCTATCCAGCGGTTAATCCAGAAGTTACAGGATATGGATGTAATTCTGTAAAGATTTCACACTTTCACTCTGAGTCACCTGTAGATTATATTGTTTCTTTACAGGATTTCCCGTTCAGTACGCTTGAGGTAGCAAACTTCACTGTACACAACATGGCGGGGACATTCATAAATGCAGGGATAACCAACGAGAACCCTTACGAACGCCAATTGCAAAGAGCGATGGAGTTGGTATCAATCCACGACTACACCGTTGAAAATGAAGACAGTTTTTGGGCTGATGGTAACTACGCTTACACCACAATAGGTGTTTGCGAGTGCTGGAATCTCAATCACTATAACGGAACTCAAAGAGGGGTAAAGGTCAGGAACTCAGGAAATTCCTATTACGATCTGTACAATGGCTCTCATCTTGTCGCTGAGCGAGATATAACAGTAGTAGACGGTTATGTGTGGAATGATTGGCATCTGTCCCCTCATAAGATAAAAAACGCTTATCAGTACACTAGCCAAAATAAGCGCTGGTACTATACTCGAGACTATATAGCCAGAATTAAGGCTCTGTTTCCTGGTGTCGATGAAACAAAATCAACTGGTTCATTCTTCTATCCAGAAACTCAGGACTGGCACAACGAAACTACCGGGCCTTTGGAATATGGCAACCGTTTCATTCACATCGACAATTGCGACATTGAACTTATCAGACTTGGTTTGGTGCATGGTAATGCCGTTAATACAAATATAAGGATAACTAACAATCACTTTAGTTCACTATCTACACTGCGTACAAACTTCATGCAGGTAGCCAATTACCCATACAACATATATCAGCAGATCACATTCAAAGACAATAGACTTGATTTGCCAAAAGCTACCGTAAGCGGAATACTTAAAATGCTTAACGGTGGTGAAGCAGGAGGAGGAGGATTTACTGGTGTCGTGGATATTTCTGGCAATGTTGGTAGATTTGATAATCTTATCGTATTTGACGATTTCACCACCGTGTCAAGTCTGTATGCAAACATGATGCTCTCACTGAGAAACAATGATTTTGTCTCTACGACCAACTGCTATCTGACAGGTGATGGCGTGCAAACAAGTCAGTTCGACGCCTCTGTATGCGACAAAAATTTCCTCAGTGGGGCGTCAGTCAAGATCGGTGCTCTGTGGAATACCCAGGGAAGAATCGAAGTAGGTGCGGTTATTAACTCATTTTCACCAGTGATATTGTTTGATGTTGGCATCCCGACAACAATGAATGTTGCTACAGGTGATAGGTATATTAACATTGATAATGGGTCATCCGGGGTGCGAGTTATCAAGTTCACCATTTCGAAGGATGCTAATTCTACAAGCATTACCTTTACAGATGGAGCAGGAACGCAAGTAACTAAAAAAACAGGCACAGATAATGGAACCTTTTCAGTTAATGTAGGGGCATCAGCTGGATTTGCTGTAAATTGCATTGTTTCCTCCACAGGAGTTTCAATACAGACAGCTTCTTCACTTAGACAGCGCTTTATCATCTCTGGATATACTGTATGAGAATCTCCCGCCATATTGGGCGGGGATTAATTAATTTTTTTTGAAAGCATATTCTACAACTACTTTTGATGAAGCTTTTGTAAGATGCTTATTATCTGTATATGCTGGTATTCCATCCCTGATAATATCGCACATCACATCATATCATTATGGGGTCTTCTGCATTTATCATTACTCTTTCCCATCAAGCCAGTCCGCCCACCATTGCATCATTTCTCTGCGTTTGTCGAGATACTGAGCATGGTTGTAAATTCCACGCACGGATCCGCCGTTGGCATGTGCCAGTTGCACTTCAATAGCATCAGCGGGCCATTCGTGCTCGTTCATAATCGTGCTGAATTCATGCCTGAATCCGTGACCGCTTTCCAGACCCTCATAGCCGATTTGTTTGATCACAAGCAATACCGCGTTCTCGCAGATTGGCTTCTTCTTATCGTTGCGCCCGGCAAAAACAAACTCTGATACTGGTTTGGTGATTGAGCTTAGCGTAGTGAGAAGTTCAACCACCTGGTCCGACATCGGGACCACATGAGTTTTGCGGCCCTTCATCACACTGGCGTCGATGGTGATAATCCTGTTTTCAAAATCGACGTTCTTCCATAGCATGGAACGAAGCTCTTTCGTTCTTAGGGCAGTGTAGCGTAAAACTTTGGTCGCAATGAGCGATACGATACTTCCTGAAAATGTTGCCAGTGCTTTGTTGAATGCAGGGATCTGGTCTGCAGGAAGAAACGGGAAGTTCTTCTTGCGGTATCCCTTCATGGCGTCTGCAAGGTCAGGTGCCGGGTTATATTTAGCCCTTCCGGTGACAATAGCGTAACGAAAAACCTCGCCGCATCTTCTGCGGGCTTTGTTGGCTCGCTCCATTGCACCGCGATCTTCAAATCTGCGGATTACTTCCAGCAGTTGCATCGGCTCAATATCCTGAATCTCAAGGCCGCCGATGATGGGTAAAATGTCGTCATCAAACATTTTGGCAAGTTCAGTTGCATAGCCTACTGACCAGACTTGCTTCTTGTGCTCGTACCATTCCTTGTAAATCGCACTAAAGGAATTGTTGTTAGACGAAGCCTTTTTCGCCTTTACCGGATCGATGCCAACCGAGATGTCTTTCCTCGCAGTCCATGCTTTATCCCTTGCCTCTTGCAAAGTCATAAGCGGATATTTTCCGACAGTCAGGATTTTCTCCTTACCGTCAATCTTGTAGCGAAGCTGCCATACCTTTTTCCCTGATACAGGGACATAAAGGTACAGGCCATTACCATCGAGTAGGCGGTATGGTTTTTCTTTCGGCTTTGCTGCTTCAATCTGCTTAACGGTGAGCATGGGTAAAAATCCGGTGGGTAAAATTATTTTATCCACTTTTTACCCGTCATGGAGTGCGGCTGTCAACGATCTGACGCGAACCATGACGAACCGTGAATATACGGAAGGCTTGATATTCAGGGGATTTTGCGGACTTGTACGGATGGGAGCGAACTGATAAATGGTGTCCCCTGCAGACATCTACTTGAAGCAGCAGGGGATTGATTGGAATGGTGTTTTTTAGATGTGAGAAATATTTTACCCGCTATTTTACCCATTGGCGCGGCTTAAGAGCTTATTTTTGAATTCACAATGGTCACGATATAACCATCTTGCTCGACCGTGGATAACTTTGGCTTTTGGCAGGTCGCCGGACTTAATCCGGTCATAGATGAAGGTTTTACCAAAGCCAGTATCAGCCATGATGAATTTCAAATCAACCAGTGAATCAGGCTGTAGTTCGTGTTGCATGAGTGCTATCTCCGAATAGGGAATCGAACCTGCAAATCAGGCAATAAAAAACCGCCATCAGGCGGCTTGGTGTTCTTTCAGTTCTTCAATTCGAATATTGGTTACGTCTGCATGTGCTATCTGCGCCCACAGCATCCAGTGGTCATAGCAGTCGTTGATGTTCTCTGCTTCGATAACTCTGTTGAA